TTTGATGGTCATGTTAGTGATTATAATGATGTAAGAGCATTCTATGCTATTAATGATGATACTAATTTCACTCCTACATTTACCAATTTCCCTGGTTATGAAAATTTAGATGCACAAGGTAACATCGTTGATTCATCTCAAAATACTGGACATTCTGATACAAGAGTTCCAAAAGATGATCCATCACTTGTTTCTGAACAATGTATGTTTAGAGAGTATACTTTTACCATAAAAGATTTACCATCATTTAAAGCTTATAGAATTAAACTTGATTTTACTTCAAGTAATCAAGCATTTGTTCCAAGAATGAAAAATTTACGAGTAGTTACTCTTGCATAATATGAAGTATGTTAAAGTAAAAGATCGTAATGATCTAGTCAGAGATTCTCGTACTGGTTCTATTATTAACACTAGTCAATCTCAATATAATGAGTATGTCTCAAATAGAGATATACGAGAAAAAGAAACACACTCTATGAAACAAGATCTTGACGACTTAAAGAATGAAATGAATGAAATCAAGCAACTTCTAAGGAATCTAGCAAATGGCAACTAAGAAACTTACATTTGATCCAGAAGCTGGAGTAGCATATGCTGCGGATTTAACTCTTAATACAGGAGCAGATTTTACAGGTACTTTTGAAGTAGTAGATACTTCAGGTACAGGTTTTAATTTTTCTACAACAAATGCGGTTGGTATTGCTACAACAACTGGATGGACAGGTTCTTCTCAGATGAGAAAAAGCGTTTCGGTTGGATCTGGTACTACTGCAGCTGCTACATTTATTGTTGGAATTGATACTACTAGTGCCACTGCAGGTAAGTTTACTATATCTTTAGGATCAACTGATACAAGAAGTATTTCAGAAGGAAGATATGTATATGATGTTTTAGTAAGTTCTGGTGCTACCATTTACAGAATTGCTGATGGTAATATCATGGTAAGAGGTGGCGTATCATCTGCACCATAAATACTGAAGGAGGTATTGTATAAATGGCACAACCAGCAAGTAGAAACGAATTAAAAGAATATTGTTTACGGCAATTAGGTGCTCCTGTGCTGGAAATAAACCTTGCTGATGAGCAATGCCAAGATTTAATTGATGATGCTATTCAGTTCTTTCAAGAGCGTCATTTTGATGGTGTTCTGAATACTTATCTTAAGTATAAAATAACTCAGGATGATATTGATAGGGGAACAGCAAAACCAGATGTTGGGCCAGGAATAACAACAACAAGTGCAACATCTACTATTGATGGATCATCGATTCAATTTGATTGGAAGGAGAATAGTAACTATCTTCAAGTTCCACCATCAGTTATTGGTGTAAATAAAATATTCCATTTTGATGGATCTAACACTTTAACAAATAATATGTTTAGTGTTAAATATCAGTTATTCTTAAATGACGTTTATTATTGGGGTGCTGTTGAATTATTGTCTTATGCAATGACAAAGACATATCTTGAAGATATCAATTTCCTTTTAACTACAGAAAAACAAATAAGATTTAATCAAAGAATGGATAGGTTATATCTTGATATTGATTGGGAAAGTATGACAGTAGATGATTATGTCATTATGGATTGTTGGACTACCTTAGATCCTAGTGATTATAATAGAGTTTGGAATGATTCTTTCTTAAAACGATATCTTACTGCAACTATGAAGAGGCAGTGGGGACAGAATTTAATTAAATTTCAAGGAGTTAAATTACCTGGTGGTGTAGAATTAAATGGAAGACAAATCTATGATGACGCAGAAAAGGATTTAGAAGTCATCAGAGAACAAATGTCTAACATGTATGAGATGCCACCATTAGACATGATAGGTTAAGATTATGGCACTTAACCCATATTTTCAACAAGGTTCTAGTAGTGAACAAAATTTAGTTCAATCGCTTATTGATGAGCAATTGAAGATGTATGGTGTTGAAGTGCATTATATGCCTAGAAAGTATTTGACTACTTCTACTATTATGAAGGAAGTCATAGAATCTAAGTTTGATGATGCATATCCATTAGAAGCATATGTTGAAAATTTTGATGGATATGGAGAAAATCCTACACTTCTATCTAAGTTTGGTATTCAATCAACTCAAGAAATAACATTAACTATTTCAAGAGATAGATGGGAAACATATATTGAACCATTGATGAAGAATGAAGAAAATATAAGATTAGCAACTAGACCTAAAGAAGGAGATTTAATATATTTTCCATTAGGAGATCGTTTATTTGAGATTAAGTTTGTAGAGCACGAAAAACCTTTCTATCAACTACAAAAGAATTATGTTTATGAACTTAGATGTGAACTCTTCCGTTACGAAGATGAGGTTATTGATACAGGTATTGATGAGATTGATAATGAGCTTGTAGGAGACGAAACAGACGGAACTAGTGAAGATGGTATCTCAACCATTTTAGGACCGTCACAGACGCTTACAATGGTCGGTACGGGCGTTACAGCAGCAGCATACACAGGTATCATAACTGCTGGTGGTGTACACTATATCAATGTCACTAATAGGGGTGGTGGTTATATAACTCCACCATCTGTAGGGATATCATCTGCACCATCTGGTGGAGTTACAGGTATATTAACTTCCTATATGATTGGTGGAATTCAGTATTGTAATCTTAATGTAAATGAGAAAGCAAAATCAGTTCAGGCAGTTAGAATTGTAAATCCAGGTGCTGGATATGCTACAACAACATATCCAGGAATAGCATTTACTAGCAACACTGGTACTGGTGCTGCAGGTACTGCATTTGCTGCTGATGGTACATTAGGTATCGTAACTGTTACAGCAAGTGGTGGTGGATTTACTACTGCACCTACAGTCACACTACCTACGCCACTCGCTGTTACTAAAACAGGTATTGGTACAACTGCTACTGCCGTTGCTATTATCAATGCTGCTGGTGCTGTAACCAACGTTTGGTATACAAATGCTGGTGCTGGTTATACTGCTGGTGATGGTACTAATCTATATGCTACATTCTCAACTCCTTCAATGGATTCTGTAGGTAACTTTGTCTTTAATGAGACTGTAACTGGAGGTACTAGTGGAACTACTGCAAGGGTAAGAGTTTGGGATTCTTCTACAAATCTATTAGAGGTAAATAGTGTTACTGGAACATTCACTGTAGGGGAGACTCTTACTGGAGGAACATCTGGTGCTTCTCGTGTAATTAGACTTAGTGATATCGAACCACAAGATGATGGATTTGCTGATAATGTCGATATTGAGACTGAAGCAGATTCTATTATTGACTTTACCGAACAGAACCCATTCGGAATGCCATAAATATAAGATACTAGGACTCTAACTATGTTTGAATATTTTTATAACGAAATTTTGAGAAGAACCATAATCTCATTTGGTTCTTTATTTAATGGTATATCAATTGAGCACACAGACTCTTCAGATAACACTGTGAGTGTTCTTAGAGTTCCTTTGGCATATGGTCCAACTCAAAAATTTCTTGCAAGGTTAGAACAGTCACCTGACCTTAATAAATCCACGGCAATTACTTTACCAAGGATGTCTTTTGAGTTTACTGGACTTACTTATGATCCTACAAGGAAAGTTACAACTACTTCAAACTTTATTGTAAAAGATCCAGACACTGGTTCTGAAACAAAGAAATCATATATGCCAGTTCCATATAATATGCAATTTGAACTTGCTATTATGTGTAAGATTAATGATGATGCACTTCAGATAACAGAACAAAAATTACCATATTTTCAACCAGCATATAATGTAACTGTAGAATTAGTTGAGTCTATTAAAGAGAAAAGAGATATTCCAGTTGTTTTAGAAAATATAACAATGCAAGATGATTATGAAGGAGATTTCACTCAGAGAAGAGTTCTTCTTTATACTCTAAGATTTACTGCTAAGACATACCTATTTGGTCCTGTTCAGACTGCAACCAAGGATATCATCAGAAAAACTGCTATCAATTACATTGCAGGTGGATCCAAGAGTGTCGAAAGAGATGTTACTTACTCTGTTGTTCCAAGAGCAGTCAAGGATTATACTGGAGATATTGCTACAACTCTATCCGAAGATATGGGTCTTTCCGATCTCAGTATTACAGTGGCAGACGGAACAGCATTATCAACATCCAGTTACTACTCTATAGGTACTGAAGAAATCTATGTTAAGAAGATTAATGGTAATTCTATAGTTGTTGAAAGAGCAAAAGACAATACTACACAGGCATCTCATTTGAGAGGAGAAGAAATTAAAGCAATAACTAGT